ATTTATGCAAGTGAAGAACATAAGCAAATAATTGAAACTTATATAGCTATGTGTACCGAGTTTGCAAAAGATGTAAGTTCAAAAACAAGATACAATAATTATTTAGATGTTTTAGATGTTATTTTAGAATATCACAACAATTATGGCAAAGGAGTTAGAGAAAATAATTGGTATGATTGGTTAATGATAATACCAACAAACCTGTCAGTTGCTACAAATGGTTTCTTTGCAGGGCTTGAAACTAAAACAAACGCATCAGTTATAAGAGCTTATAAAGTTGTGCTTAGTGAAATGGTTTTTGATGTAGTAGATAAGATTGACGCTTTAGAACAAATAAATGACTGAGATATATGCAGAAATATCTAAGCTAAGTTCTTTCTTTAGAAATATGTGTTATGGTATAACGCAAGATGAAGAAGCTATTAATGACGCAGTACAGGAACTTATGATTTACTTCTTACAGATGAACCCTGAAACATTAAAAAACATTTATGAAAAAGACGGTATCAAAGGAATTAAGGGTTACGGTGCAGTCGTTTTAAGAAGAAGCCTAACAAGTGTAAGAAGTCCTTTTTATTATAAGTATAAAAAATACTACACAAATTTAGTAGGAGTATATATGACTTCAAGCAGTCAGAACACTTTTCATAAAAGTATCTATAACTTGCCTGAAGAAATAGAAGACAATTACAAATGGGAAAAGCTAGAAGAAATTGACAAAGTGTTAGATAAGCAAACTTGGTATGATAAAAAGATATTCGAGCTTTATTACTCAGGTGAAACTTTAGACAGCCTAGCAAAGAAAACAGGAATAAGCAGAAACAGTTTATTTACTACAATAGATAAAGTAAGAGAAATATTAAAAAAAGAATTGAATGAAATTGTATGACCCTGATAAATGTTCTTCTTTTGAAATGATGTTTGGGTTTTCTCAGACAATAATCGTTAAAAAAAGGAAGAAGAAAAAAAAATGAATAAGTTTTTTGTACCTAACGAAGTCTATGAAGATAGAATAGCTATTTGTAAAGGTTGTGTTTACTATAAATCTTTATTAGGAAATTGCTCCATTTGTAAATGCTTTATGAAAGTGAAAGCACGAATAGCACCTTTGGCTTGTCCTCAGAAGTATTGGGATAAAACAACTGAAGTAGAAAGTCCTGATACTTTACCGCAGGAAATAGTAAACGAAATTTTAGATATGTGGAAAGACTTAAAAACAGGAAGAGCAAAAGACCAAGCAGCAAAAAAGAGAATGATTGAAACTTATAATACAATATACAATACTAACTACAGCCCTAGAACTAACTGCGGTTCGTGTATATCAACTTGCTTTGATGGAATAAAAAAACTATATAATGAATACAAATAGAACTTACAAAACAATTAAATGGGTATTAAACAGCCACATTAAAAAGAATGTCAGAAGTCTTTGGACTTGGGAAAATGACAACTTTACTTGTATATTCGAAAACTACTCAGGTGATAGTAGAATATACACACCGCATCAATTACTTAAACTTTTAACAAATGACACAGAACGACAAACTAATTAAAAACCTAGAAAATATGCCACCTATAGAAGTAGATTACAAAACAACACCTGAACCAAGTTACTACTCAGGCAAGAAGTATGGTTACTCAGCTAGAAAAGTAGTAGAGGACTTCCAACCTGATAGTTATAACTTAGGAACTGCAATCAGTTATTTATTAAGAGCAGGTAAAAAGGAAGGCAACCCTGCTGAACAAGATATACAGAAAGCAATAAACCATTTACACTTTGAACTAGACAGATTAAGCAAATAAGAAATGGGATTTACTAAAAAGACAACTTACTATTCAGGAATAGTTTATGAATGGAATTTACCAACAGGGTGGACTTGTCCAAGTGCAAAAGAATGTTTAGTGAAAGTAGACAAGCTCACAGGTAAAATGGATAACAAAAGTAATGCTTATAAATGTTATTCGGCAAGTGCTGAAAGGTTTCCGGGAGTTAGAAATAGCCGATGGAATAACCTTGAACAAAGCAAAGATGGTTTACCACCACTTCCTAAGAAATGCAAGTCAGTAAGAATACACGCTTCAGGTGATTTTTATTCTCAAGCTTATTTTGATAAATGGATTGACTATTGTAATGAAAATAAAGATGTGGAGTTTTGGGCATATACAAAGAGCCTTAACTATTGGGTAAGAAGGTTAAATGATATTCCTGATAATTTAGTTCTAACAGCTAGTTGGGGTGGTAAGCACGATAACCTTATAACTGAGCATAACCTAAAAAGTGCAATGGTAATATCAGAAATGAAATATGATAAACCGATTGACTACAATGATGATGTAGCAAGACAAAAAGATGTTTCATTTTATTTATTAGATAATAACAAAAAGATAAAGAAATGACACTATACACTTGCGAATGCGGAAACACTATGGAAATAGGTAAAGCTACAATAGTCCTAAGAGATAAGAAATGGGTAACTAAGGAAGCACTTTGTGAATGTGGTCTTTATATGGATAGCAAACCAACAGACGGAATGCCTAGCCTTAAAAGAACAGAACCTACTCTTAGTATGAAACGAGATAAGCTTTGGGAAGGAGCAACAGAAAAGATAAGAAGTAAAAGCGAGTAAAATAAATTAATAAAAATTCTATTATATACTAAGACACTACATTATGAAACAACAAGTTAAGATAAGTAAGGTAAAGGGAAACCCTAAAAATCCTAGAATTATTAAAAACGATAAATTCAAAAAGTTAGTAAAGTCAATACAAGAGTTTCCTGAAATGTTAAAGCTAAGACCTATTGTAGTTGATGAAGATATGATGGTCTTAGGTGGCAATATGAGATTGAAGGCTAGTAAAGACGCAGGGCTAAAAGAAGTATGGATAGAAGTAGCAGAAGGACTTACTGAAGAACAAAAGAAAGAGTTTATCGTTAAAGACAATGTAGGTTTTGGAGAATGGGAATGGGATATGTTAGCTAATGAATGGGATAGTGTACAACTTGCTGAGTGGGGATTAGATGTATGGCAGAATGAAGATGATATTGAAACAACAGATGAGTTTAGTTTACCTGATGGGGATAAAGCTCCTTTTCAACAACAAACATATACTTTAGCAGACGCACAAGCAGAAGTAATTAAAAACGCAATAACAGAAATAAAATATACAGAACAATATAAGTATGCTGAAACTTTTGGAAATGAAAATAGTAATGGAAACGCTTTGTATTTAATAGTAAGTCAATGGGTAGAGCAAAAGAAATAATAGTAAAAGTTATAACAAGTAAAATTGCAAATGCTTTTATAAAAAAAGTACACTATTCAGGTAAAGTTGTAAGTAATAGTAATTTGCATTTTGGTTGTTTTTTAGATAAACAATTACACGGAGTTATGAGTTATGGCTCTCCTTTAGATAAAAATAAAGTTTTGCCTACTGTTAAAGATACAGGTTGGAATGAAATGATAGAGTTAAATAGAATGGCTTTTGATAGTTACCTTCCTAAGTATAGTGAAAGCAGATGTATTGCAATAAGCATAAAGTTAATAAAAAAAAATGCACCACAAATAAAATGGATATTGTCTTTTAGTGATGGAACACAATGCGGAGATGGAACAATATATAGGGCAAGTGGCTTTAAGCTAATTGGTATTAAAGAAAACTATAATTTATGTAAACTTCCTAATGGCGATACAATTCATAAAATGACATTAGAAAGCAGTCCAAATGTAAAAAGAAAAGAATTAAACAATATTTCTTATTATGATTTAACAAAAGGAAAATATAATTTTAAAAAATATGTAGAGAAAACAAAAAGTATAATATTGAGAGGTTATCAATTGAAGTATATATATTTTATTGATAAAAAAATGGAAAGCAATTTAACCAAGCCAATTATTCCTTTTAGCGAAATTGATAAGATAGGTGCAGGAATGTATAAAGGTGAAAAGATAACATTAAAAGAAAGAAAAGAAAATAAGCGTGATTAGCATATACAGTAATGCGTTGGCTATTCCAAGTCAAAGAAGGGGTGCAATTCCACCATCACG